ATTTCGTAGGTGGGACCTTTATATTTAACTTCCGTAAGCGTTTCGATGACGCTGGTGTTATCAGCCAGAATTGCGTCGTTGAGGTAAACGGTAAGCATTATGTCTTCGATAATGACGACATCTATGTCACTGATGGCCTCTCAAAGCAGTCAATAGCTGAAGGGCGTGTAAGAGATTACATATTTGCAGGTCTCGATAACAGTAAGAAAGAGATGTGCTTCGTTCAGTATGACCAAACCAGAGATGACATATACTTCTGCTACAATTCAGATGACGACATGGCGGTCTTTACTGGCCAATCAGGATGTAACAGAGCTGCAGTCTATAACATCCCGAGTAACACCTGGTCTTTTGTGGACCTGCCCAACGTCGTTGGCGGTACAAACGCTAATGTGAACACAAGTTCGACATACGCTACGAGTTCACTGACATATAGTACGACTGGTGGAACCTATGTGTCCCAGGCCTCAGGTTATGACCGGCATACTTTAGTGTTTGGTCGATTGATGACTAGTGAAGGCATCACAGATCACAAGTTATTTGTCCTCGATGGTATCGACGAGAACACGAAGGTGTCTCGGCCACTTAATACTGTCGCCACCAAGTCAATAAGGCTCGAAAGAGTAGGTATCGACCTGGATGAGCTCCAGGTGCCCATCTCCGGGTACAAGAATATCCGAAAGATGATGCCTCAGTTCTCAACAGTAGCAACTAATAAGACCTTCGATGTCACCATGGGTGCTGCCGATCTCCCTAATTCCACGCCAAACTATGGTTCTACCTACAGTTTCAACAGTGGAACCGAGCATAAGATCGACGCCAGATCAGCTGGTAGATACCTGAGCTACAAAATAGGGTCTCAGACTGAGAAGGACTTCGATCTCAGTGGATTTGACTTCGATATTGTCACCACTGGAAGGCGATAGTCATGGCAGTAAATAAAGTCACTGATGTCGTCCTCCAGGGTTATTCTCGAGGATCTGTACCTGACGTCCCAGAGGCTCTCCGGCTGTTTGTTGCTCAGGAGCTCCAGGAGCTCGAGAACACAATCAGATCAGTTGTCGATGGTTCAATTCAGGTCTTAGACAATCCACCAGATAACCCAAAGAAGGGCATGGTTCGGTATGCCATATCCCCCTGGGACCCACTAGGGAACGGAACACAAGGCCTCATGGTCTACAACGGTTCCGCTTGGGTCCAGGTGTGAATATGAATAAGGAAATCTAATATGTTTGGTTCTATTGTTGGCGGTTTAATTGGCGGCATTGGTTCGTACCTAGGCGCAAAGAAGCAATCTAAAGCCATCGACCGAATGAATGAGATGAACAATCAGTATATCAACGCAGTAATGCCTGATATCCGAAAGAACATCGATCAGACGGGTAAAGATTATCAGGCCATGCGGGACCGTGGCGCGTACTCAGGTGATTACTTCGCTGGCCCCAACGATATGCAGCTCGAGGGTAACCGGGCTCTGTATGATTACGGTGTTAGAAACCGAGGTCTCGGTCAAAGTATTATGGATCGTGCTGGTGGTTTCGTTGATAACCAGGGCGCCCTTTATAATGCCTTCTCAGGCATGGCTAATCGCCCAGATAGCCTTGCAGCCGCTACTCAGTACGCCGCAGACAACATGAACCCAATCGTCAAAGCTATGATGCGTGACGACACACGTCGTCTTGAGGAGCAAACGCTCCCAGGTATTAACACGGCAGCATCAGGCTCTGGTAACGTGAACTCAAGTCGAGCCGGTGTAGCTTCAGCACTCGCAGAACGCGCATATGGTGACCGATTGGCTGACGTGAGCTCGAACGTATTTAACAACCTGAGAGACGCCAGTCTCCGCCAGGGTAACACTGATTTTGATCAGTCATTGAGGGCACTAGGTAGTGCAGCTAACGCTAACTCTAACTTAGCTCAGACGTTTAACATGGGTAATAACATGTTTGGATCTGCAGTTAACAATAGCCTGACTGCCGGTACCAACCAGAACACCTGGGATCAAGCCAGGATGAACGCTGATAGAGACAATTATGACTATCAGACTGGGTACCTATACAACCTCGGTAAGGACTACGGTGGCTTCTTAGCAGGTGGCTCACCAGGTCAAGGTAATTACCAAATGAATGCCGTTTCACCAACAATGGCAGCCATCGGTGGTGCCATGAGTGGCGCTGGTATGGGCGGTGGTTTTGGTGGCTTTGGTGGCGGCGGCGGCGGAATGATGTCTTACCCAACAGGAGGTATGGGTAACTTTGGCGGTGGCATGGGTATGTGGACCTAGAGGAAAGATAGGATGAACTTCTTGCATATCTTCAATCCGAATCAGGGACAGGGTGTCTTGTCTAGTGATTACGGACAACAAATGCCGCAGGGTTACATGACACCACTGATGCAGGCTCAGTACATGCAGAACAATGGTGCGACAGGTAATGCTCGAGGCTCGATGCGTATGCCTCAGATGCCTAACAACCGCATCGATATGAATGAAGCTTTGATCCGCATGGGTGGTAACATTGTCGGTGCATCTGCCCAGGGTCCATTGGCTGCAATTAAGGCTGGTACTGATACATATGGTAGCCTCATGGATGCCAACCGCCAGGCGGACATGGCTCGATACAACGCTGAATATGCACAAGCTAGGGCAGAGGAAGACAGAGCTCTACGTGAGCGTATCGCTGGTATGAAAATGAAGAATACCAACAACAAAGACGCTGCTAAGAAGGATGCTGCGATAGCAGCTGCTAGATCTAATCTTGAGAAGCTAAAATCTGCTGAACAATTATTCAAAAACGACACAGACAGTAGTCTAACGGGTATTAATTGGTCGGCTTTAGTCAGCCGTGCTACAGGCAGGATTATTGGTAATGAGGATGAGGCCTCTAGGCTATTCTTAAATGAAATAACCTTAGACAGTGTTATGGCCAGGGTTGCTGAAACTAAGGGTGCTATCTCTAACGCTGAGATGGACTTGTTCAAGTCTCAAGCTCCTAGCGTAAATAGCCCAGGTAATGTTTGGGTAAGCTGGTTAGAAAGACAAAGGCGTTTACAAGAAAAGGTCCTAAGACGTCTCCAGACTGGCGATACAATCGATGCGAATTCGCCTCTCGACTTTGATCTGTTACCAGGTGCTGGTGAAGCCCCTGGAAGCATAGATGACCCAGGTGGATACACAATCGAGGAAATAACTCCTAATAAATAACTAGGATAAGACATATGGCTGAGTTCCTGATTACGGCTCCAGGTGGCAAACAATACAAAGTCACCGGAGCTACACGGGATGGAGCTCTAGAAGCCTTAAAGAAACAATTAGGAACTCAACAATCACCAAAGCCCGTAGATACCTCTATGGGTACTGCATTTAAGCTTGGTGACTTAGAAGCTCAAATCTCAGGTCGTGAGGGTAAGGCTACTTTAGGGAGATTAGCAGACGATAGTGTATTTGGAGACGTCCTACGTTTTGGACGAGAGAATATAGGTAATCCTGTACGTGAAGCACTTGGTTTTGACCCTATCAATCAAGATGCAATAGAGAGTAAACTTCAGTCAGATGCTTTAAATCAGGCGCAAGCTTTACGGGCAGAACGTGACAAGCTTCAGAAAGCTACAAACTTCAAGAACCTAACCACGGATGACATCAATAGCGTATCGTCATTTGTTGACTTTGTAACTCAGAAGCTCGCCCAGTCTGGTCCTCAGATGTTAGCAGCCGTAGGGTCTGGCGGTTATGCAACTTACCCTTTCATGGTCGGAGAACTTACTGAGGCTCAGAAGAACCTCGAAGGTTTAACTCAAGAGCAAAAAGACCGTACAGCTGCATTAGGTGGTCTGGTCATGACTGCCTTAGAGAACTTAGGTATCGCCAAGCTTCTCCCAAAAGGTACTTCCACAAGTATCATCGGTGGTATTGCTAATGGTACTATTTCTGAAGGTACAACAGAGGGCTTCCAAGAGCTTGTAAAGATAGGCGTCGAGTATAACGCTGGTAAGAAGTTTGCAGACGGAGAGGTTCTTAACCGTCTTAAAGAAGCTGCCGCAGCTGGTGCTGCAGCTGGTGGTCCCATCAAAGGTAGTGGTAACGCAGCAACCAAAGTAAGCAAGATCTTCACCAGTGATGGCAATGTTAACCAGCCAGGCGACTTAGACACCGATTCCGCTAAAGCTGCTGGGGACTTCGCACGTCGCCTCCGAACAATCGCAGACGCTAACGGTTACGATCTAAAAGACGTTGGAGCAGGTTCAACTAAAGGTGCTCGAGAGACTGTAGACAAGGCACACATCCA